GGGGGCGTCGACGATTCACCTCACCTACCGCATTTGACGTGGAAGGATACCATCCTAACATACAGAAGCCAAGACGTCGAGACGACTGCATTGCCTACTGCCGCAAGGAGGACCTTGAGCCGCTGGTGTCAGATAACCTACGGGAGGTGCAGAAATCCACGAACGGGTGGGGCGACCTGCTACAAGTGTGCGAGACGCGAGAGCAATTTCTTGAAGGAGCACGAGAGCGCTTTCCGCGAGACTACGTCCTGGGCCTTGAGCGACTTCTATTCTTTTGCGAGTGGAAGTTTGGACGAGAGAGCACCGCCTATTCTGGAAGAGGACGAGACGAATTCCGAGAGCCTGTTTCCTTGACCGACTGGGTTAGGACTAATCTCCTACAGGTACTACTATACCCTCCCATGCCTATATTGGCTCCTGTCTTGTCTGGGGGGGGCCCCAGTCCCCTCCCCAGCCGCTGGCTGCTCACTAAATAATCTAGCTATGTAGGAATTGGAGCGACCGCGCTCGCTTGTTCTTATTGGAAAATCTCGGCTCGGGAAGACTGAGTGGGCAAGATCTCTTGGCGCGCACATGTACTACTGCAACCTCTTCTCAATCGACGATTGGGACGACGAGGCCAAGTACATCATACTGGACGACATCGACATCAAATTCTTTCCACACTGGAAATTCTTTCTCGGATGTCAAAAGGAAGGAGTGCTTACCGACAAATACCGTAAGAAACGAAGAGTTCGTAACGGTAGGCCTACCATCTGGCTCTGCAACGAAGACATGGACCCTAGACGAGCTCTTTCCGGAGCTGAGTGCCAATGGCTTGATTTAAACTGTCATTTTTATGAAATATCTCATCCTTTATATGATTAAAATCATGGATCACGATAATACACCATAGACTGGTGACGCATAGTAACTACGGTATCGGCACTGGTTCCTGTGTTGCCAGCGATACACTGGACAACCCACCAATAGGTACCGTATTTGTACCTGGTATTTGAACCATTGATTGGACCTTGTAATGCATCTTCAACTTGCATCATCCTCTTGATTGGCACATAACATTTGAATAGTGTTGGCAGAGCGAGAGCCGAGCCTTCTACATCTCCTGAAGGGTTAACCGGGATAATCCATGACTTAATAACCTTGTGACGGGTAACGTCGAACGGTGCTGTATAACCGAGACCGACGAATGGTACCGCTGTATTCTGAAAGAACCGTGGATTGGTATCAGGTGGTACTTGGGTTGGGTTGGTAATCGCAGTGGTTGTATTGCCAAACGCAGTGAGACCAGTTTGGAAGCCATCTCCCTGGTCCTTGCTAAAAAGTAGCGTAATACGCACAATAGCAGCAGTTGCGGGCGGCGTCGTTGTATCCATGGTCAGTTGACCACGAAGACTCAGAGCCTTCAACCAGAATTGATTGCCTTGGAAACGATCCTCTTCATCTCCATGAAGCATACCAGAGATAGGAGCTTGAACGTATATGACACGAGTAGTGCCATCTCCTTCAGCCAAGTTAGTGGCAACGGTTCCATCTTCGATGACCTGCACACGTTTTTCGAGTGAACGAAAGATTACGCGTCTAACGCGTTTAGCGAAGCCTCCGCGAGAGCGAAACCCACGTCTTTTACGCAAACGACGACCACGTCGAGGACGACGACGAGAGGTACGCCTTCTGAAAGCCATAGCGCCTTTTTGAGCGAAGTCAGTTAATTTTAGCCTTTTCGGATCGGGACCTCCAATTAATTGGAGTGTAGCTGGACGTTTCCGTGACACGTCTAAGCCGTTGATGACTGCCGAATTTAGGAATGAAGACGGAGCAAGAGTTGCTATTGGTTGATAAATCGAACCCGCAACTGCACGTGAAACCCAACCTTCTGCCATCGAAAAACATTTCGATTGCGCAGCGTCCTTATATAAGGGTGGCGGGTGGCGGGTGGAAGCTGGGTAATATTATGCCAGCTTCCTCTTTCTCGTACGATGGAGTTCACGTTTTCCTCACGTACCCGCAGTGCCCTCTTGAGCGAGAGCAACTACGAGATTTTCTGCACACGATTTCACCCGACTGCGCATACATCATTGGACGTGAGTTGCACGATGATGGGAACTATCACCTACATGCTTACGTTCACTTCGGGGGGCGTCGACGATTCACCTCACCTACCGCATTTGACGTGGAAGGATACCATCCTAACATACAGAAGCCAAGACGTCGAGACGACTGCATTGCCTACTGCCGCAAGGAGGACCTTGAGCC